TTAAACTTTCAATTTCAAGAACTTGATCCAATATTCAATGATGATTATGGGAACATGGAAGGCACAGATAGTGCAGACACGGAGATAGGTTTCTAATATGGCTAATCCTTACTTTCGCAATCTACCTGATTTACTATATGTAAATCGTAATGAAAATCAAAGAGAAAATGAAAATTATTCGGTAGTAAAAAACTTTTTTAAAAAAGCAAAACTAAGAAATGATATTTTTGAAAATGTTGCCTTTTTCGATAAATTTATTGTAAAGGGAGATGATAGACCTGATAATGTTGCAGACACAGTATACGGTGATTCAACTTTAGATTGGGTTGTGCTTCTATCAAATAATATAATTAATGTTCAAAGTGAATGGCCATTATCACAGGCAGATTTCAATACTTATCTCAACGAAAAGTATGATAGTGAAGAACAATTAT